CCTTCCCCGAAATCTTCGAGGTCGACTCCGTCCAGCCCAAACCCATCAGCGATTTGCTGTAGGACTTGCGCGTTCATGGCGATTGCTCGACTGGACGCGATGATGTTCGTCATTGCAAGTTCACCGGACATGTTAGCCTCCTACAGGCGCATTGGCGGCAAGAGCATTGCCGAAGGCAGTAGCACGGATTTCTTGTCCCGTGTTAGCCTGTGGGTTTGGGTTGCTTTCGTCTATCGGGTTGGCGTTGAACGAACCCTCTCCGCCCTCACCACCCTCGGGTGGTGTTTGGATGTTCTGCGCGAGGACCGCCTGCTGTAGTGCCTGACCAATCTGGCCCTGCCCTGCAAGTGCAGCCATCACCCTCAACTCGTGGTTGCGTGGGTCAAGCAGCGTGTCCTCCATCATTCGGTTAGCCATCCGCTCGCTCGGTCGCCTGATGCCCGCCTTGTGCATGGCGTACATCATGTCAAGACCCGGGAAGGCACCGTACAGGTTGGCCCACATCATTGCGGTAGAGCGGTCGAGCGACGCTTGGTTTGAGGTCTTCAACTCAACGAAGGTCTCGTAGTAGCCGTCCACCTCGTCTGGTGAGATGGTGACCACGCCAGCGGAGCCCTCGGAGGCACCAAAGACCGTGACCGGTCCTTCGATGACCTTCTCGATGTCGATGAGGAACGAGGCGTTTACACGACTGATAAGGCTGCGAAGTCCGTCGATTGGCCCGGACAGCTTGGACGATGCGCTCTGGAAGTTCTGGTCTGCCTCTGTGGCAGTGTCCACACCTCGCTGCGCCATACCACCAAGTTGTTCGAACTTGGCTAGCTCATTGACGTACTGGTGGAGCCGTCCGAGAATCCCGAACAGGGCGGGGTCTAGGGTCGGCCACGCTACAGGGTGGATGCTCTGGCTCTCGTCCATGAGGTGAATCTTGGCACCGGGACCGAGCTTCAGCGGGTTCTCTTTGTCCTCCGCGATTCCTCGGTATTCGACAATAGGGAATGTGGCGATTCGCAACTGTGCATCAGCAGCTGTAAGCTGTCGCGCTTCCGCTTCGAGGAGCGAGTGAATGTGGCGGACCATGCCGACATAACGGCGGTCAGGATTCCTTTGAGCATCTAGTTCCCCCCACCCGCTGTCCGTGATGAAGTATGGAACGTAGCCCGTGTAGTGCTCCTTTCCGTTGTCGTCGATGGAGTCAACCCAGTGGTAAGGGTTGACCTTGTCGATTACTCGCTCGTTGTCCAGCCAGATGACACGCTTGCCTTTGGACTTGCCAGAGGGCTTTGACCAGTACTCAACATACTGGATGTGGTCTGTGACCTTTTTGTGGCTGAGGTTCTTTGCCTCAGGGAAAAGTTTGCGCGCCTCAGTAGCCCGCATCATGTACGCCTCGTACACGAACGCGGGGTCCTCCGGGTCGTCTGGGTCTTCGTATACAGTGTCGTTCGGTACTAGGTCCACACGCCAAGCGAATCCGTCTCGGCCCATCTTGATCCCTTCGGGGTCGAGGATGTCGAAACGAACTTGCTTCTTTATGACCATCTTCCCTTCCTTGATGAGCTTCTTCTTGCCGCCCTTGAGAGGGTTGCCACGAAGGAAGATGTTGTGCCAGATGAACTCAAGCATGTCTTCCTTGCGGTGGGCCAGCTGCATCTCCCCGATGTAGTCCCCGTCCAGCGGACGCTGGGGGACGGTCACCTCGGGGTTGGTGAGGATGTGGTCCGCCGCGCCCTCGACTGCGTTGTAGGCAGTCGGAGGAACAGTGGGGGTGAACCCACGCTGCTGCCACTCGCGGGGGATGAGGTCATCGCCGTAATCGGACTGGTAGTAGCGGTCGTCCTGCTTCATGTTGAAGAAGTACTTGCGGAAGGTGGACTGCTGGAGGCGTCTGAACTCGGCTAGTTCTTCGTCGCCAAACGTCATAACAGAGCCCTTGTTCCCGTTCTCACGGAGGGTGCCATTCTCCCGCTCACTTGGAGTCAGGTCTGGGTCGTTTACTGAAAATGCCATGCTTGCTCCTAGAGGTAGCTTCCTACTGTGACGTTTCCACGACCTCGGATACAGTAAACCGCAAGAGCGGCTGCGATGACACAGTCATCGTGGTAGCCTGCCGGTGCGCTGTACTGAACATTATTACTCGTGGACACAGTCGCTGCGAAAGCCTTCAACTCCCTAAACAACTGCTGGTCTTCAACTGGAAACGCTACCCTCTTATGTTCGATTTCTCGTTGGAGGGTGGCAATAAGCTCTTGCTTTGACTTCTGCGTGAATACAAATGGTATGACCGGGAGCTTCTTCTCCCTAAGCATGTCTGCGACTGCCTCGCCAACACCGGTAGTGTCCAGCATGATTGCCGTACACTTGTAGGAGTTGTACAATGCCTCGACTGCCTTTCCTACCTCTGTATATTGTAACCTATTTACCCTGTATCGCGCAACTATGCCACGGGTGGTAGCGTCAATAACATAGGCGACGGTGTAGTCGTCTGACTTTGCAACGTCGAGTCCCATGTAGTATGGACCGTGCTTTGAAATCCACTCCTTGCCCTCTTTCGTCCTGTAATCAACGATGTTCCCTGTGAATACCTCATCCACTCCTTTGAAAACACGTCCATCATTATCAACCCATTCACCCATATACTTCGCGCGGAACTCGCGGTCGGTCATAGACTTTTGCGCCTCGTCGATGTCTTCGAGGCTCATCCACTTGTTCAGGTAGCAAGGAAGCGTGAAGGAGTGGTAGTTCTCCTCCGACTCGTCCATACCTCGTAGGAACATCCCCTCAAACCATGAGTTAGTCAGAACCGGGTCCGGCGTACCAAACACCCGAATGTCTGAGTTGCGGACCGACAGCGTCGGTCGGAAGTTGAACCACACCTCGTCACTAACACTCTGTGCTTCGTCGATGAACGCGTGAGACCAAGTGCCGCCTAGCACGGACCTCGGGTTGTCGGCTGACATCCACTTGAGCATCGCACCCGTCTCCGGTATGTGAAGCTCTCGGTCGTTCTTGTTGAGGTGGTAGTAGTCCTCCCCGAACGCCATGTGTATTCGGTCGATGTACCGGTTCACGCTGTATAGCGCGTGCTCGTAGTCGAACGACAAAACCCCCACCTTGGGCGGGCCGTGGAACGGGTCCGGCTTCGAAGTCATCGCGTCGTGGATTTCCATAGACAGTGTTTCGGTCTTGCCGCATTGACGACAGGTACAGTAGACACCGTACCGGCCACCGAATGAGTGAACGTTTTCGTCTGCCCATCCGTTTGGCTCATATCCCATCAACTCCCATGACGCTGTTGGACGGGGCTTAGCTATCAACGTCATCCCCTATCATCTCAAGGACCCTGCGACGCCGCACCTCGGCCTCGTCCTCCTCCACTTCGTGAAGGATAACACGGTGCTCTCTCTTTTCAAGAAGCATATGGATGCTGGTCTCCTCGGTCTTGACTTCCTTGGTCTCTTTAGCCTTGCCCGCTAGGTTCTCGTACAGCTTGAAGGCGGTCGCGGTATCGGTCTTCCTGCCGATCATGTGTTTCCCGCCGTCTTCACAGTCTTCGGGGTGTGGGCAATCCACTTGGTAAGACTCGCCGTTGACCGCCTTCCAGAGTGCGTCAATCAGAGATTCAAATGAGTACTTCGCCTCTGGGTTGTCGACCGAGATAAGAGACTCAACTGCGTCTCGGTAAGATGTGCTCCTACGAAACGCAGTTTCCTTCCCTACAGCAACAGGGTCTTTGGAGCCTGCTATTTTGCCGGAGCCTTTTACCAACCGCTTAGTCTTGGAGTTTCGGACAACAGGCTTAGCACCCCACCATTGTTCTCGGGGGGCAACCTCCAGAGCGCCAGAGGCAACATCTTCCTGAATGGAGATGGACAATAGGCCCAGTTCCTCGGAGGTTGCCTCAATCAAAACCTGTTCTCTTTCACGGTGAAGCCGTCTTCGCCTGCGGATGACACCCCACCGATGCTTTCCCACCGGGTGCTGTAGCGTCCCGCGAGGGAGCCAGTAATTAGCACCTGATAGTCACCGGTTGCGTTCTTAGTTAGCTCAGAGTCAGTTCCGTACACGTATCTCGTTGTCTGGCCGCGCGGGTCCTTGTACAGGAACACGACGGTTGTCGGGTCCGTTAGCGCGTCGGAGGCGTTGCGGAACAAACCACGAACCTTCACGGAGGTGCCATTTACAAAAGGTTCAGCCATTATAGCCCCACAATCAAAACATCGACGCTTCCGTCTGACTCAATTATAACAGATACTCGACCGTCTACCGCCTCTGTAATCACCGTATCCACGTGTATGTGGGTGATAACTCCGAGGCCCCGGAGGAGGTAATGTACTACCGCACCTCCCCCTCCGATACCTCGTGTTATGTACCCACCGATAGACATTAGGAGGCCCTCGTTACATTAGTTGGGCTTTCCGCATCATTCAGCGTAAGTGTAGCCAGTGTTGATGACCCGTTGATCTGACGGACAGTATCCGTTGTACCGGTTACACCGTGTTCTGTCAGAGCCTGCATGATTACGTACAACGCCTGTACAATGGTAGGCATAGTACCTGAGGAGTTAGCTGCGTTGGGGATAAGGTCAGTCCTCATCACATCTACAACCTGAGCATTGACACTGGCGGCAGAAATGTTGTTCAGCGCGGCAATTAGGCCGGGAACATTATCGACTTGCAACTCGTTGGTGTCGGCAACGATCAGTGCCGTCTCAGCCTTCATAGCAATGATGTCGGCTGCGATGGTAGCACCTGCCGCACCAGTGATGACCGCTGCTTGGATTGCATCCAATTCTCCCTGCAACGTGGTGGCAGTATCCGTCTCGATTGCATTGATGCTGGCTTGCGTTGCCGTTAGCAGGTTCACCCCCGAGGCCCCAGTGATAATGTCGAGGTCCGACTGAGCCGTGGCAATGAGACCGGGCACGTTATCCACTTGAAGCTCATTAGTATCTGCGACGATCAGCGCCGTCTCGGCCTTGATTGAAGCTAGCGAGGTTGGGTAATCGTCTGATTGAAGCTCATTAGTGTCAGCGACAATCGCCGCCGTCTCAGCCTTGAGGGCGATAATGTCAGCCGCAACATCAGCACCTGCCGCGTTGGTGATAACAGCTGCTTGGATAGCGTCTACCTCAGCTTGCAAGGTGGTGCTAGTGTCAACTAAGATAGCCGCCGTCTCAGCCTTGAGGGCAATAATATCTGCTGCCACGTCAGTTCCTGCTGCGTTGGTAATAACGGCTGCTTGAATCGCGTCGAGTTCTCCTTGTAGCGTAGTTGCCGTGTCGACCAAGATAGCAGCGGTT